CGCCAAAAACGCCTCGAGCTCGGACTGCTCCGCCGCAGTTCCCTTCAGCCACCGCATAATCGAGCTGAACAGCACGCCCTGCTCGGTAATCAACTGGTGGCGCTCCCTGTACGCGGTGTTGCGCCGCTCCACGGCCGCCTTGCGGTCTGACGCCTTCTCGAACTCGGCCGTGTCCAGCACCTCGCTGATCTCGTCGTACTGGCCCTCGAGAACCGAGATCTTCTCGGCGTTCCACTTGTAGTGCTCGAACTGCGCCATGATGAACTCGTACTGGGCGGTCTCCAGGCAACGTGCCTGCTTCTCGACGGCCTCCTCCAGCTTGCTTACGTCACGCGCCATGCGAATCTCCTCTCAGCCTGATTACGTTTCCTTGCGAATCGAATCCCACGCGGGGTTCTTCCACCTTCGGCCCGTTCATCGCCCCGATGCCCAGCTTCTGGTGCACCTCCGTGTGGCAGTCGTCGCACAGCGCCATGAGACGGTCCGGGTTCAGGGCTATGTCCGGGTCGCCCATGTTCTCGGGGGACAGGGGGATCGTGTGGTGCACCACGTCGGCGGGCCGAAGCTCGCCCCGCTCCATGCAACGCTCGCAGAGGCCGTGGCTACGGTCCAGGACGACCTTCCGCACGTTCTGCCACGCCCTCGACTTGTAGAACGGCTTGGCGAAGGGCGTGTTCCTCCACGTCGCGGTCCTAGCCATGGTTGCCCGTCCCTCCGACCCTCCGCTTGCGCATGAAGTCCCGCCTCATGTCGCGCACGAGCCAGCGGTCGATGAACCGCGTCAGGTCGACTGCGAGGCAGATGACGTAATCTTGGCTGGGCGCGAGCCCCTCGATCGCATCGGCCGCCAGCTCGACGGTCTCGAACTCCATGCTGAAGGATTGCGTCTCCCTGAGCAGGTCAACGTCGTAGCCCGGGTCGAAGCCCGGGTCGAAGCCCTCGGGGGCTGTGATGGCCACGTCGGACACGGGGCCGAGGGGCGTCCACCCGCCGTCGTCTACGTACAGCATGCAACCGCATCCTGTGATTTCCGGCTTATCGAACAGCGTCATCGATCCTGCCTTTCCACGTCGCGGTCTTAGCCATAGAACATCGGCATCGGCGTCCATGCCTTGATGTAGCCATCGTCCATGTACGAGCCGTACAGGTCCAAGCCCGTGCTGTACTCGAAGTAGTCGTTGTCGTCGTGGTATTTCGCCTTGATGGGGGTGGACACCCGTCCGTCGGCCACGAGCACCCAGTCGTGGTCCATCGGCCTCACGGGGTCGTCCGCCAAATACCATGTGTACGTGCTTGCCATCTGGGCCTCATTCCGTGATTTCCTCGGGAGCGAGCTCCCTCACCATCAGCAGGCATCCCCTGTCCGAGGGGACAGCCTCGCCGCTTATGCCCACGCCGTACCTGGGCGCCGCCGCGACGCTGCGCACGTGGCCGCCGTACATGTCGTAGAACAGCTCCGTCGATACGTCCGTCGTCAGGCCGATCTCGTCGACGCGCATCCTGAGCCGGTACTCGTAGCGCCCGTCGACGAACGAAAGGTCGACCTCCTTGCCGGCGGCGAGCTGCAGCGCCTTCTCGGGAACCTCGAGCACCGTGCCGCAGTAGGCGCACACGGGGCCCGACTTGGGCGCACCGCAGTTCGGGCAGTTTGTCATAGCCACTCCTGCGCGTAGTTGGACGGGTTGTTCAGCCTGATCTCGCGGTGGAAGTCGCCGCACCACATGTACGGCTCGCAGCCGGGGAAGGCCGACACCACGGCGCCGTCCTCGTCCAGGCCCACGGCCGTTATGGCGTGGCGGCGGCATTCCAGGATGTCTGCCTCGCCCTCTATGGCGACGCTGTAGTCGCAGTCCTTGCAGCAGCCCATCAGAGCCCCTTCCTGTTCTTTTCCATGTCAATCGACGGCGCCGACCTCATCGCGAGCACACGCCTTACGACCAGCTCCTCCTCGTAGCTGAGCGGTGCCGTTTCGAGCGAGAGGATGAATGCGTACGCATAATCTACCCAGCGGACGAAGTCGGTATTCGCGTAGCTGCGCAGAATCAGGTTGGTCGAGCAATCGTCCATCATCGGTCCTCCTCAATGTCGATAGCCATGCACATGAACGAGCATTCCCTCATAGGTTCGCCATGTACTCGTCGCGGTGCAGGGAAAGGGCTATGTAGGCGCATATCTCGGCCATGAAGCCGTCGATGCGGTTCTTGGCCTTGCCAGCCATCTTCACGGGCTGTATGTTCGCGTTGACGTCCGTCTTCACGGAGACGTTCATGCGGCACCACTCGTCGATCGGGTTGTGGTTGCCCACGACCAGGTTGCCCGCCAATTGGGCGCGGAACTCCTTCATGGGGGCGGACAGGGTCTTTGGGCCCTGCCTCACGGCTATGCAGCGTTCCTTGCCCACGTACTGGACGAGCGCCTCCTCGTCGGTGCCTATGACGTGCCAGGGGTCGTAGCCTATCGCGAAGGTGTAGACGTCGAAGTTCTGCTTTATCTCCTCGAGCCAGTCAAGGAACACGCGCTTGGGGACGGTGTTGCCCGGCACGGTGCGCATGAGGCCGCGCTCGACCCATTGCTTGTAGGGCACGTCGTCGCGCTCCCTGCGGTAGCCGTCTCCGTAGTTCAGGGCGTCCTCGGGGAGCCAGTACATCGACAGCTCGTAGATCTTCGGGTCGTCGGGGCGCATCATGAGCATCTTGGCCGCGGAGAGGTCGGTCGTGTCAGATGCGTCGAAGCCCGCTATCCCGTAGCGGAAGCCCATCTCGTAGATGTCGTACGTCTCCTCGCTCACGGCCTCGTCGTACGTGAGCCACGCTGCGGCGCGGGACTCCGGCATGTTGAAGTCCTTGGTCATCAGGGTGGGGAGGAACGACGGGTCCTGCATGCCCTTGTTCACGGCGTCCTTCATGTAGTCCCAGCTCTTGATGGTGCCGAGACCTGGGTTCGCCTTGATCCAGCATCGGTCGTCGGTCCACTCGCTGCGGTCGTCGAGCTCGAATATGACGGGCAGGAACCTGTCGTCCTCGATCTTTCCGTCGAGTATGCCGCATGCGTAGTCGTACTGGTCGTCGAACAGGTTCTCGCGCTCAAATCCGTTGGTGGTCACGGCCCACAAGAGGGGTTGAGACCTACTCGCCATCGACTGCTTCATAAGGTCGTACTGATCGCGGTTCGTCGTAGCCGCCATCTCATCGAACAGGCAGAAGTGCGTGTTGAGACCGTCGAGGTGCCTCGTCTGGCTGGTGAGCGGGGTGATGTATCCCATAGTGCGGTCGCAGATTAGGCCGTCCTGGTCTCGGTCGACAACCGTTCCCTTGCGGATGAACTTGCTTAGCTCGGGCGACTGCCTGACCATCTTCCACGCTGCACCGTATGCTAGGGATGCTTGGTCTTTCGACGTCGCCACGTTGAACACGCTTGGCGATCCCTCGCCGTCCGCCACGAGCATGTAGATTTCAAGTGCGGCGCCTTTTGTCGTCTTGCCGTTCTTCCGGCCTTCGACTTCGAGCACTTCCTGGAACTGCCTGAAGCCGTTATCGTCGACGAAACCGTACGCAAGTTGGATGATTGCCTTCTGGAACAGTTCGTACTTTATCGGCACGCCTATCTTTCCCGTCGGGAGGCAGCAGAATTTCTCGCCGAAGACTATGGGCCTGTTCGCCCGTTCATAGTCGAAATGCCACTTCTTGTAGCCGTTTTCGAACCTGGGGAGCATCATGTCGGCGAGCTGGTGTATGCGCTTGCCCGCGGTTATCTTGCCCGACTTCACGTCTGCCAGGTACTTCTCTGCGTCCGATATTCGCCGCTTAGTCTTCGCCAAGAGCCTTCTCCCAATGCTTGCAGTCGTCCGACCAGGGCGAATACATCTGGAAATCGTTGATGTCGCAATCGACGATGCGGTTGCCGTCCTGGTCCTCGGATTCCGCCGCCTTGTGGGCGCACGTGTCGCAGGTCTTCTCGGTCATCGTTCCTCCTCCACGTAGACCTCGTTGCCGAAAACGTCCTTCGCCCATAGGTGCTTCCACTTCCTGGGCGGCTTGTAGCGGGCGTGGCCGCGCTGGATGGTGTGCGAGCAGGGGCCGTCGCCCCCGTACTTGCAGTTCTCGCGGGTGCAGCCCTCCGCCTCGCCGTCGCACACGTACAGCCTCGTGATGCCCATGGCTACTCCTCCATGAAGGCGAACAGCTCGGCGGCTATGCGGCTGTTCGCGGTGGTCAGGTCGCTTATCTGCTTGGTGATGGCCATCCTCTGGGCCTGCTTGTCCCTGAGCTCGTCGCGGGTGACGGTGGCCCTGGAGTTGACCGCCGAGAGCTCCGACTCGAGCCTCGCGAGCTTCTGGCCGTTGCGCTTGTACACGGAGAGCTGCGACATCACGATCTCCCTCTGCGCGTCGTTGAGCGAGCCTGCGTGCTTCTCCACCGCGCGCTCGAGCTTGGTCTTCGTCGCCATCCGGCTCCTTTCCCGAAACCGCCCGCCAGCGTCCAGAACTGGCCGCATTCCCCCTTGGGACAAATGGCCACAAATGTACCAACAAGGGGACTCATACTTTCTATGGAGTGTACCATAACGTGGACAGCTAGGATAACGTGGGCAAATTCCTCGACAAGATACTCGGACGCAGGTCCGAACCCGTCGCCGCCGCCGTCGAGACGGTCGGCACCAGGCCCTACACGGTGGGCTGGAACGGGTCCATGTACCAGCAGGTGCTGGTGAGGAGCGTCATCGAACGCTTCGCCATCGCCTGCTCGAAGCTCAAGCCCGAGATCCACGGCGACGCGCGCCCGAGGGTGCGCAGGGCCATCGAGACGAGCCCCAACCAGTTCCAGACGTGGCCGCAGTTCCTCTACAGGTGCGCCACCCTCTACATGAACAACACCACCGTGTGCGTGGTGCCGACCTACAAGCCGGGCACCCAGGTGCAGATCGGCTTCTACCCCGTGCCCCTGGCCGAGGCCGAGGTCGTCGAATACGGCGGCGAGTACTGGCTGAGGTGGTCGACCATGGACGGCGACACCCGCGCAGTGGAGCTCGCGACCGTGGCCATCGTCACGCGCTTCCAGTACATGAGCGACTGGTTCGGCGACGGCAACATCCTGGCCAACACGCTCTCGATGCTCAAGGCCCAGGAGGACGCCCAGAAGCAGTCCATCAACGACTCGGCCCAGGTCCGCTTCATCGGCCAGCTCAACGGCCAGGTGCGCGAGGAGGACATGGTCAAGAAGCGCGACCGCTTCGCCGAGCAGAACCTCTCCGACGCCAACCAGACCCAGCTCATGGTCTACGACAACACGTTCGCCACGATCGAGCAGCTCAAGTCCCAGAACTGGACCATCCCGTCCGACGAGATGGAGCGCATCGAGAACAACGTCTTCGACTACTTCGGCATCAACCGCCGCATCCTGCAGAACGCCTACGACGAGAACGCCTGGGACGCCTTCTACGAGGGCGCCATCGAGCCGTTCGCCCTCGCGCTGGGCGAGGCACTGACGCAGGCGACCTTCAAGATGCGCGAGCGCCCGCAGAACCGCATCGAGTTCAGCTCCAACCGCATGGAGTACGCGTCCGCGGCCTCCAAGCGAAACATGGGCAAGGACATGACCGACCGCGCCCTCATGAAGGTCAACGAGGTGCGCGAGATGCTGCAGCTCCCGCCGGTCGACGGCGGCGACGTCTTCATCCTGCGCGGCGAGTACAAGGTCGGCCACTCCCTCGAGGAGATCTTCAGGGCGCAGCAGGCCCAGGCGGAGGCGAAGGCCAATGGCTTCCGCGACAAGAACGACGAACACGATTCCGACAAGCAGGAGGGCGACACCATCCGCACCGACTCCGAGGGCTACGGCTCCCCGGGGGACACCGACACGGGCGACGTCACCTCCCAGAACCAGGACCGCTGGTCAGAGAACACCAACTAGGGGGAAACCATGCCAGCAAAGCCAACCGAGAGACAGTACCGCATGATGTCGGCGCCGCTCACCCCGCTCATGGGCGAGGTCGAGGTCGAGGTCGACGACGACGGCGTCCAGCACGAGCGCCCGCTCAACCGCTTCAGCTCCACGCACTACGTCGAGGGCTACGCCACGACGTTCGACGACCCGTACACGATGTTCGAGGACTCGGACGGCTGGAAGTACGTCGAGATCATCGACCGCCACGCCCTGGACGACGCCGACATGTCGGACGTCATCTTCCAGTACGACCACGAGGGCCGCGTCTACGCGCGCAACTCGAACGGCACGCTCGCCATCGAGCCCAACGACCACGGCCTGTTCATCGCCGCCGACCTTTCCAAGACCCACAAGTCCCGCTCCATGTACGAGGACATCGAGGTCGGCAACGTCACGCGCATGAGCTGGGCCTTCATCCCGTCCGAGGAGACCTACACCTCGGACGCCGAGAACAAGGTCTTCACCACGCGCATCACGCGTGTGAAGAAGGTGTTCGACGTGTCGGCCGTCAGCTACCCGGCCGACCCGAACACCGAGATAAGCGCACGTCACCTCGTTAACGGAGAGATCGAGGCAAGGCGGCAGCGGGAGTCGCTGCAGCGCGACCTGGAACGCAGGCGCAAGGAGGTTGCGCTCAGGGCCAGGGCAATGTCAATCCGTTAGCGAAAGGAGAAGTCATGGACTTCACCGCAATGGACGCTCGGGCCTACCGCGGCCTGAACGCCGACAAGTTCGAGGAGCGCCGCTCCCTCGTGCTGTCGCTCGCGCAGGACATGCCTGCCGACGCGACCGCCGAGCAGATCGACGCCGTCGACGCAGAAATCAGCATCATCAGCGAGGAGCTCGAGCGCCGCAACAAGCTGGCCGAGGTCCGCAACCAGAAGGCCGTCGAGGTCATCGGCGGCGCAGGCAAGGTCGTCGGCTCCACCGAGCCCGAGCACCGCGTGTCCGTCAAGAAGGACGACTCCCTGGGCCGCCGCGTCTGGGATCAGATGCAGGAGCGCGGCTACACGCGCGGCGAGAGCTTCCAGCTCGGCAACGTGTCCTTCCGCGCCGCGACCGACCCGCAGGCCGACTCGCAGCTCGGCGATAAGGACACCATCGGCTACTACGCCGACGAGCTGATGCAGACCGACACCCGCATCCGCGAGGGCTACCGCCGTCCGCTGACCATCTGGGACCTGTTCAACCACGAGATGACCGAGAAGGACGCCATCGCCTACTACGTCGAGGGCGCGTTCGAGGGCTCCGCCGGCATGACCGCCGAGCTTGGCGCCTTCAAGCAGATTCACGTGGCCGCCCCCACCAAGAAGACCGAGAGCCTCAAGAAGGTTACGGCCATCTGGAAGCAGTCCGACGAGATCCTGACGGACGCCCCGCGCTTCGTGTCCCACGTGAACTCGCGCGCCGCCTACAACCTGGACACCGTGGTCGAGGACCAGCTCGTGTCCGGCGACGGCACGGGCGACAACCTGACGGGCATCACGAACGCCAGCGGCATCCTGACCGCCACCGCGTCCGCCTACGACCTCGCCTTCATCGAGAGCCTGCTCGCCAAGAAGACGGCCATCCGCAAGGCCACGCCGAACTTCAACGTCGACACGCTGCTCGTCGCCGACGAGGACTACGACACCATGCAGACGCTGAAGAACAGCTCCGACCAGTACGTGCTGGGCGGCCCCGTTGGCATCGTCTACGGCAACAACGTGACGGTGGGCGACGTGCTGTGGCGCACCATCCGCATCGTCCCGACCCCCGCGCTGACCTCCGGCACGTCCATCCTGGGCGCGTTCAAGGCGGGCGCGACCATCTACGAGCACGTCACCGGCCGCCGCTTCGACACCGGCTACGACGGCGACGACTTCTCGCACGGCCGCGTGAGCTTCCGCGCCTACCAGCGCCTGGCACTCGCCGTCGAGTACCCCGCCGCGTTCTGCAAGTACACGGTCGGCGCGTAAGGCAGGTGCGACATGGGACCGCTGAAGAACTACAGGCTGCCTGACGGCACCACCCGCCAGTACCGCGAGGGCGAGCAGCCCGCGGGCGCTGCCGAGGTGAAGGTCGCCGCGAAGCAGACCCCCGAGGCGCGCGCCCAGAAGGCACCCGCCAAGCGCGCAGCCAGGAAGGCCGAGTAAATGGCGCTGCTTGACGACATAAGGACCGCGGTCCGCGTGTCTCCCGTCCCGGTAGCCGACGCCTCGGGCCTCGAGCCCGATGCCGAGGGGTGGGAGCCCACGTACACGAGCGACTTCGACGGGGAGCTGCAGGACCTCGCGATGGCGGCGATCGCCGACCTGACGAGGGTGGGCGTCAAGCCCGACCTGCTCGACCCCGAGTCGCTCGCGCCGCTGGCGAAGATGGCCGTCAAGCTCTACGCCAAGGCCAACTTCGGCTACGACAACCCCGAGCGCAAGGAGTTCCTGGCCTGCTACGACCGCACCGTCGTCGACCTGCTCAACTCAACGGCGAACATCGCCTGCTGGAGGACGAGCATGCGCGACTGCGTGGTGGCCGACATAGCCGACCAGGAATACACGGGCCACACCGTCCGTCCCCAGGTGTCCGTCTCGTTCGACGGGGCCGAGCTGGAACCAGGAACCGACTTCCTGGTCACCTACTCGCGCAACGTCGAGGTCGGCACCGCCACGGCCTACGTGGAGGGGACGGGCGCCTTCGCGGGCACCGTGGCCGCAGAGTTCGAGATAGTTGGCGCGTAATGGCCCGCTTCAGGGACATATGCGAGCTCATCACCCGGACCTACGAGCCCGACGCGGAGGGCGTGCCCAGGGAGACGAAGAAGGTCTTCAGGGCCTACTGCAACTCCTACACCATCTCCGTCCAGTCCTGGTCGACGGCCAAGATGGCCAACTACGAGGCGGACGACGAGATCCAGCTCAGGGCCTGCGACTACCACGGCGAGACCGACGTGGTCTACCGCGGCAAGGCGTACACGGTCTTCCAGCGCATGGACCAGGGCGAGAACGTGAGGCTCCTGCTCCAGAGGCAGAAATCCGACAGGGGGGACGACCGATGAGCGACCGCTACTGCGACATCGACGCGTTCGCCGCCACCCTTTCCGACCTGCTGCTGGACACGGGCGACGACGTCACCGACGCGGCCAACAAGGCGCTCGCGCAATCCGCCCGCAGGGGCGCGAAGTTCGCCAAGGACCACGCCTCGAAGGGCGGCGTCCACGACTGGTCGGGCGCGTACGTGAGCGGCTTCTCGAGCCACGTCAGCAAGACGGGGCTGGTGGCCGAGGCCGAGGTCGGCAACAAGTCGAAGCCCGGCCTCGTGCACCTGCTCGAGAAGGGCCACAACACCCTCACCGGGCGCAGGACGCGGGCCTTCCCGCACATGGCGCCCGCCTTCGAGGAGATGCAGGAGGACTTCGTCCAGCGCATGGACCAGTACGTGGGGGAGGCGCTGTCATGAGCCACGCAGACGTCTACCAGGCCGTTTCGCCAATCGTCCCCGTCCGCCACATCGAGTGGCCCAACGACTCGGCGCCCGCCCTGCCGTGGGCCGTCTACGACGGCGAGGACGTCCCCATCAGCGCAGACGACGGTCAGGCCGCCGTCAGGCACCGCTGGACCGTGGAGCTCTACGAGATGGCCCGCGACCCCGAGCTGGAACAGGCCCTGGCAACCGCGCTCAGGGAGAGGTTCGGGAGCATCCGCCGCAAGGAGGCGTGGATCGCCGACGAGGGAATGCTCCAAGTTGTTTACACGTTTTACCAGATAGAAGGAGACTTCGATGGCTAACAAAGTACGTTTCGGCCTGCGCAAGGTTGGCTACGCCCTCGTCACCGCCACCGACGAGCACGGCGTCCCGACATACGCGGAGTCCTACAAGCAGATGCCCGGCGCCGTCTCGCTGTCGCTTTCCGTTGAGGGCGGCGACAACACCGACTTCTACGCCGACGACGGCGTCTACTACACGTTCGCGGGCACCAACGGCGGCTACTCCGCCGAGATCGAGTTCGCGTACCTGTCCGACGAGATCCGCGCCGAGCTGCTCGGCGAGGTCGTCGACGAGACGGCGGGCATCCAGTTCGAGACGACCGAGGCCAAGCCGCCCATCTTCGCGATGGTCTTCGAGACCCAGGGCGACGCCAACCCGATTGGCTTCACGTTCTACAGCTGCAAGGCGTCCCGCCCCGAGCTGAACGCGAACACCCAGAACGACTCGCCCGACGTGGACACCACCACGCTGTCCGTCCGCATGACGGCCATGACGCTGCCGTACAAGGGCGAGCGCCAGGGCATCGTGCAGTCCCACATCGAGAAGACGGCCGAGAACGCGGCCAAGTACGCGGCGTTCTTCGAGAGCGTCGTCGTCCCGACCGCCACGGTCGAGCCGTAAGAGAAGCACTAGGAGGTAGCTGAATGTTCAAGGTCAACATCGACGGCGTCGAGACGGTAGCTGAGGTCTCGTTCTACACCGCGCAGCTCTACGAGGCGGAGTTCGGCTCCGACCTCATCCAGGACCTGTTCGGCAAGCAGGACGACGGGTCGGGAATCGTCGAGATGTCCGGCAAGGGCGACAAGGCCCGCGTGGTGAGCATCGACTTCACCAAGATCGGCTGGACCGGCGTCACCAAGGCACTCTGGGCCGCGTGCAAGACGGCGGACGAGTCGGTCGGGTCCTACCCGTCGTGGATGAAGGAAATCCGCGGCGTCAACATGTGGGACGTGCGCAGCCAGCTCATCAACGAGGTCACGGACTGCTTCTTTCGTGCCTCGGCTGCCGGAGAGGACCTATAAGGGCGACAAGAAGCAGAGGTCCACGGACAGGAAATACACGGCGATGGCCCTCGCCGCGCTGTCCGTGGGCCTCACATGGCGCGATCTGCGCCACATGAAGTACACGCACGTCGTGCAGGTCATATACGCCTACGACGACATGAGAGGGGACGGTGACTACGACGAGGTCCGCGAGGCCACGTCGTCGGACATCCGGGCCCTCATGAGCTTGTAAGGAGATCGAGATGGGCGACGCGTTCAAGGGCCTCACTATACGCATAGGCGCGGACGTCCGCCCGCTCAACTCCGCGCTCAACTCCATAAAGTCCGCCGCGGGGCAGGCGCAGGCCCCGCTCAACAGGCTTTCCCGCGCCCTCAAGGACGGTGCGATCGACGCACAGGCCATGAGCGCGAGGGTGGGCCTGTTGGAGGACAAGATCTCCCTTTCCGCCAGGGCGACCCACCAGGTCACGGCCGCCTGGAACCAGGCGAGCGACCGCATGAAGCAGGCGGTGGCCCAGGGCAAGGGGATGTACTCCAACACGCAGCGCATCCGCATGGAGATGCGCGACACCAACCAGCAGATACAGCGCATGCACGACGCCCTCGCGAAGGTGAGGGCCGATGCCAAGGCGACCAAGCTCAACGAGGACCTCAGCGCCCAGATCAAGAAGCTCGAGGCCGACATGGCCGCGCTGCCGAACAAGTCGGGCAAGGCGTACGTAGAGCTCAACCGCAAGCTCACCGAGGCCAAGAAGAAGCTCGAGGCCCTCAGCACGGTGGCTGGACAGAAGAACCTCTTCGCCTCCGCGCTGCGCGAGGTCAAGGAGCTCTCGCATGCGATGACGGGCCTCGGGGCCGACGCCCAGAAGGCCCAGACCGAACTCATGGAGCTGGCCAAGAAGATAGACGCTGCGAACAAGCCGCTCGACATCTTCGACGGCGACGACGAAACCCGCGCGAACCAAATCTTGAGCTACCTGCGCGAGATGAAGCAGCTCCACAACCAACTCGACGCGGAGCAGACGTTCGCGAACCAGGCCCAGGAGCTCTCGGAGGCCAAGGTCCACATGGCGGCCTACAGGGCCGAGATGCGCCAGGCGATTTTGGACCAGACCCGCTTCGAGGCCGAGCTAATCCGCACGGCCATGACCCCGGGCCTCGAGAGGGCCGCCATGGACGTCAAGGCCATGGACGCCGCCGTCGACGCGGCAACGCAGTCGGTCCAGAAGATGAACGCGGCCGCCAACGAGCTGCCGACCAGCATGAAGGTTGCAACCGCGAACGCGCGCGCCCTGGCGACCGAGCAGGAGACCGTCAGGCAGAAGCTCGCCGCCGTCGAGCAGAAGATGCACGAGCTCAGGAACGCCGCCGGGTTCGACGCCGTCGCAGCCGCATCCAGGAACGTGTACGTCGCGGCCGAGAGGACCGCGGCAAAGTACAGCGAGGTCAAGGAGAAGGTCCGCCTCACCAGGGCCGCCATCGAGCAGCTCGAGGAGGAAATCCGCCAGGCCCATGCCGCATCGGAAGCGGGGACTAACGGAGCCAAGGCCGACCTCGACAGGCTCGAGGCCGAGGTCAAGAAGCTGACGGGCGACCTGGAGGTCCTCGAGGCGAGGGAGCGGATCGCCAAGAAGGCGTTCACCGGCGCCACCATCGCCAAGGAGCTGCGCGAGGCCGACGAGGAGGCCGTGCAGCTCGCCGCCCACCTCGACAGGATCCAGAACACGAGCCTCCTCAGGGGCGCGTTCGCGGGCATGGCCAGCGACATGAGGACGCTCGGCTACGGCCTCTACTCGACCGTCACACCCGCGATTCTCATGGCTGGCAGGTACGCAATCCAATCTGCCGAGGACGTCGACTCGGCGTACCGAGACATGCGCAAGACCGTCAACGGCACCGAGGAGCAGTTCGAGCACCTCAGGAGCGCGGCGCTCGAGTTCGGCCGCACGCACGTCACGAGCGCCGACCAGATTCTCGAGATCGAGTCCATCGGCGGCCAGCTCGGCATCGCGGCCGACGACCTCGAGGCATTTGCGACCACTGTTTCGAACCTCGACATCGCAACGAACATGGACACCGAGGACATCGCCCTCGACCTCGCGAAGCTGTCCAACATCATGCACTTCTCGAGCGAGCAGTACGACTCGTTCGCCGACGCCCTCGTTCGCCTGGGCAACAACGAGCCCGCGCTCGAGTCCGACATCATGAAGATTTCCACGCGCTTCGCCGGCATGGCGGCCAACGTCGGCATGTCGACCGAGGACATGCTCGCGTTCGCCACCGCCGCAACCGCAACGGGCCAGAAGGCCGAGGCCGCTGGCTCGTCGTTCCAGCGCACCCTTGGCCGCATCGAGACCGCCGTCGCGGGCGGCGGACAGGCTCTCGAGCAGTACGCCGAGATCAGCGGCATGTCCGCCGAGGAGTTCAAGGCCACCTGGGAGGACACGGGCAACCACGGCCCCGCCAAGGCCATCCAGGCGTTCATCGAGGGCCTGCACGAGGTCCACGAGAGCGGCGGCAGCGTCACCGCGACCCTCAGGGAGCTGGGCATCACGGGCGTCCGCGACACCCAGCAGCTCGAGGGCCTGTCCAACATCACCGACATCCTGTCTGAATCGCTCGGGATGGCGAGCGACGCATGGCGCGGCATGTGGACCGAGATGGAAGACGGCACCATCGAGTACGCGGGAGACGCCGCACGAGAGGCTGGCAGGAAGGCCGAGGGCTTCTCCGGCCAGCTCCAGCTCCTGCGCAACTCCGCCCAGGAGCTCGGCGTAACGATGCTCGACAGTGCGGTGCCCATGCTCCAGCAGTTCACGTCCATGTTCCAGAACCTCACCGGCAGCGTGTCAGCCGCACCCGACTGGATGAAGGACATCGGCGTCAAGGCGGCCATAGGCGTCGCCGCCCTGGGCCCCCTGCTCATCGCTTTCGGCGCAATCGGAGACGCGGTCTCGAAGGGTTCCGCCGCGTTGAGCAAGTTCTTCGGTTCCATCACGCAGGCAAGGGCCGCGGCCCAGTTGGCCAGAGAGAACTACGCCAGGCTCGGCGCAGAGATAAGCAAGAACGAGTTCCAGCTCCGCAACCTCGTCGCGTTCCAGGAGCGTCATGTGGCCATGACGGGCAAGGAGAACGCCGCCATCAACGAGAACATCGCGGCTACCAGGGCGAAGACCGCCGCGCTCAGGCAGGAGCAGGCGACCTACAAGGGCTCGCAGTCGGTGCTGTCGTCCTTCAAGGGGGCGCTGAAGGGCATCGGCGGATTCGCCGCCATCACCGTCTTGTTCGAGGCGGTCAGCCTCGTCGCCGACGCCATAAGCACTGCCACCGAGAACGCCAACAACTTCAAGGCCGCCACCCAGGGCCTGGCGGATGCGAACCTGGTCCCGTCGGTCGACGCCGTCTCGGACAGCATCGGCAGGATAGCCGACCAGGCGACCAGCTCCGCCATGTCGATCTCCGAGCTCACCGCGGCCGGCGCGGAGATGGTCCAGACGATGACCGACCGCACCACCAAGGCGCAGAACCAGATAGCCCGCCTCAACGAGGCGAAGGAGATAATCGCCGAGTACGGGTCCCAGTCGTCGCATACCGCGGCCGAGATGGGCGAGTTCAGCATGGCCGTGTCCACCGTCAACGAGCTCTGCCATGCGCAGATCGGAATCGCCGACCTCGCGACGGGCGCGCTCACCAAGCAGGGCAACGCGGTCAAGGACGTCGCCTCGGAAATCGGCGGTCTCGTCGACGCCCAGATACAGCAGCTTCAGACGTCCACGCTCGAGGCGAACCTCAGCGAGCTCAACACGCAGGTCGACAACGCCTTCGACACCGTCGCCAAGCTGCAGACGATGCAGATGGACACGAGCAACCTGTTCACCGGCTCCGCGGTGCCAGACGCGATGGCCGTGCAGGCCGCGCAGAACGCCAAGGACCTCGCCGACGCCCAGGAGGTGCTCGAATCCTACACCGCCAAGCAGCAGGCCCTGGTCGAGGCGTACGGTGCCATGAAGGCCATCGCGGGCGGCTACGACGTCGACGCCGGGACCATCGCGAAGGCCAACCTCAAGCTCAGGAGCTCTCTCGACGCCTACGGCGAGGGGACGTTCGACACGTTCATCAAGAGCCTCGGCGGCCTCAACGTCAACGCCAAGAGCCTCCAGGAGACGCTCGCGAACAACGACAGCATACTGACGCTGGCCCGGCAGTTCGCCACCGGCGGCGCGGACGCGGCGACCCTGAAGGCGTCGCTCGAGGCCCTCGGGGTCACGTTCAACACGGGCAAGGAGCAGGCGACAGCGTACGGCACCGCCCTCGAGCAGGCCACCGCCGGCATGACCGAGGACGAGGCCAACGAGCTCACCGAGAAGGTCCAGAAGGACATGGACACCCTCGGCAACCTCGTGAACCAGTTCCCGTCGCTGGAGGGCATGCTCACCCCCGCAACATCAGACATGCAGACCTTCGCGCTCGCCGTGCAGCAGGCGGGCTTCAACCTCGACGAGCTGTCCGCCAAGATGACCGAGCTGGCCGACGCCGCGTCGAACGGCTTCCAGAAGATAGCGACCGACTCCGAGATGAACCTCGAGACCTACAGGCAGAACCTCGAGGCCAACCGCACGCTCATGGAGGGCTGGAGCAACAACCTGCGCACGATCTACGACAAGGTCGGCGAGAACGACGTCGCCCGCGCATGGGTCCAATCCGTCGCGGAGGCTGGCCCGCAGTACGCCGGCATGATCGAGGAGATGGCGGGGAAGTCCTCCGAGGAGCTCAACGCTATGGCCCTCGAGTGGCAAGCCGCAGCGGAAGCGGGCGCCGAGGGCGGCATGGCCGTCTACGACTACTCCAAGGACCGCATCATCGAGCTCGCCGGCCAGGCGCGCGACGGCGTGGCCGGCGTGGCCGACGACGCGGCGGCGACGTCCGAGAAGGTCATGGCCTCCCTCAAGGAAGTGGGCGACTACGTCGGCCATCCCAAGCTCGTCATGGACGGCTTCGAGGCCGGCATGTCCCTCGTCAGCAAGGCGAAGGACATGCTCTCCTCGCTGTCCGGCGCGTCCAGCACCACCGTCACCACGAACGTCACCGCCGACGCGTCCCAGGCCGAGGCCGCCATGAGCGGCGTCGAGGGCAAGAAGGTCGACGACAAGGAGTTCGTCATCAAGGCCCGCGACCTCGCGACCGGCGTCATCAACGCCCTCAACGCCAAGTCGCTCGAAAACAAGACCCAGTACATCGACGTCATCACCCGCTACTCGAGCCAAGGGAAGCCCGGGAACGCCTCCGGCGGCATCCTGCCGAGGTACGCCAAGGGCGCGGTCTTCCCGAAGGTCCTCCAGTCCGTGCCCAAGTTCGCCTCGGGCGCCATCAACGGCATCGTGACGCGCCCCACCATGACGAACGTGGGCCTCACGGGCGAGGCCGGGGCCGAGGCCATCCTGCACATGAAGCATGCGGGCGGCGCGATTATCCCGCTCTCGAACCGCCGATACGTGCGCCCGTTCGCCCGCGCGGTCGCTTCCGAGATGGGGGCCGCAGGCGGCAACACCGTCAACGTGAACGTCAACCTCAACTACGCGGAGGGCTCGGACGCGGCCGAGATGGCGCTCGGCATAGCAAACCAGCTCAACGCCATCCTGGACATGGAGGGATAGCATGGCAGAAGCGGAGATAAAGAAGAAGCCGTCCAAGGCGCCGACAGGCGTCACGGTCACGTTCGACGGCGACAAGTGGACCGCCAACTGGAAGGTCCACGGCAACATGACGAACACCAACCGCAACGACCGCTACACGTCCCAGAACGTCACGTGGACGCTCGACATCACCGAGCCGGGCACGAAGAAGAAACCGATCAATGACCCGCCGTCCACCGATGTCGAGATCGGGTCGGGCACGAGCTCTGAGACGAAGGTGCTCAGCGAGTTCTACGCGGCGCTTCCGGGCATAAAAAAAGGCAAGAAGTCCCAACTCTCGAGGAAGTCGTTCTTCCCCTACACGAACTACCACGTGACCAAGGTGTCCGTGTCAATCAAGGGTGTCAACAAGAAAGGCAAGAGCAAGCCGGGGAAGGCGTCGTGCGTCATCGAATTGCCGACCGCCCCGAAGTGCGAGTGGACCTACGACCACAAGACCGGAAAGGCGACGCTCAAGGTCAAGACCACGGACGACTCGAGCAAGAACAAGGATTGGCACCGCACCGCCGTCACCGTGACGCTCCAGAAGAAGGGCGGCAACTCGACCCTGAAGAACACCACGACGCAGAACACCGAGGAGGAGTACGAGTTCGACGTCTCGGGATACCTCGTCAACCTCCAGGCGGGCGACAAAATCACGCTTTCGGCCGAGGCGAAGGCCCAGGGGCTCAGGGGCGAGAGCGTCACCAAGAAGAACCAGGTCATCGCCATGCCGTCACCGGGGTCCATCGGCAACATCACGGTGAGCGGCGAGAGGGTCTCCGTGCAGGTCAAAAGCGTCGGCCCGAACACCGAGACCATCCAGCTCCAGAGGCGCAGCGGCGACACGGGCAACTTCACCGACGTCCCGGGCGGCGTCGGCGGCCAGTACACAAAGTACCTCTACGACTCGCTGACCGCGGCGCAGCCGAATCCAGGCGACTACGCATGGTACAGGCTCAAGTCCATGAGGCACGAGTACGAGGTCTACGGCGCCCCCGTTAAGGCGTGGAAAATCTACACACCGAAGCCGAAGCCGACTTGCAGCGCCACGGTCGCCATCCTCCAGTCGACGCTCTCGAAGGACGGCGAGCAGGCGACCGTGGTCGTCGGCTACAGCGACACGACCAATAACGAGGGCACCGAAATATCGTGGTCCAACAGGCCGAACGCCTGGTCCTCCACGGACGGCCCCGAGACTGCGACGTTCGAGGCCGCCGACTCCCCCAAGCACTCGAAAGCTGCCCGTTACAAAAACTCGATGACGATAACCATAAACGGCCTCGAGCAGGCCGAGACGTACTACATAAGGGCCAGGAGGTACCGCAAGGTCGACGGCGAGACCGTCTACAGCGGCTACTGCACCACGTACGCCCAGATGACCAACTCGGCAGCCGACGACAGCTGCGGCATCGTCGAGTCGTCGAAGGAAGTGGACGGCCACCACGCCACCATCGTCGTGGGCATCCAGGAGGACAACGAGAACACGGGCACCGAGCTGTCGTGGTCGAGCTACCAGAACGCATGGAACTCCAACCAGCAGCCCGAGACCTTCAACGCCGAATGGCCCGTCGACGACCCGAGGAAATCCACCGCATGGGGCAAGACGCACACCATCTACCTCGCGGGGCTCGACCAGGGCACGACGTACTTCGTCAAGGCGAGGCGCTACCTCACGTCGTCTTCCGGGAAGCAGACGTTCAGCCCGTACTCGCAGGTGTCGTCCTTCACGACGCTCAACCAGTCGACAAGCATGGACGTCAGGTGTGCCCTCCTGGAGGTCGAGCCCGGCGCCGACGGCACGAGCGCGTCCTGCGTCATCGGCTGGGACGGCGACCATTCCGGGTGCGAGATCACGTGGTCCGAGAACGAGGACGCCTGGGATTCGACCGAGCAGCCGAGCTCGTACGAGTTCGCGACCTACGACGCAGAGAGCAGGTCCGACGCCTGGTCCCATACCTCGACCGTCGTGGTCAGGGGGCTCGACGAGGGCGTCATGTACTTCTTCAGGGCGAGGTGCTACTACGACGGCGGCGACGAGCGTTCGTGGTCCGACTACTCGGAGACCATGTCCGCCACCTCATACGCCGCCCCCGAAGAGGTCGTGCTCACCGCTCCCGCCACCGTCCCCAGGGGCGAGGCAATCGAGTGCTACTGGACAATCAGCGGCGAGCTCGAGCAGAAGGAGTGGCACATCCACCCCGTCGGGTTCCCCAACACGGACCTGGCGAGCGGCGAGGGGTCGCTCCTGTTCGGCACCATCCCGGCAGACAGCATCATGGTACCGTCCTACTCGCCGACCGAGGACGAGCAGGTCGACCCGGCCAAGACCTACTACGTCTCCACGGGCGACGGCTTCGAGCCCGTCGCGGAGCCTGTCGAGGAGGACCTGGCAACGTACTACGAGCTCAACAGCTTCGACGACAGCCCGTCCTCAATCGAGTTCTACGTCGAGGCGGGCGTCGGCGGCGGCCTCACAGCGTCCGAGCCCGTGACCGTCGAGATAGCCGACGTCCCGTCGTGCGAGATAGCGGCCACCGAGACCCTCGTCGAGCAGCCGCTGACGTTCTCGGCGTTCACCGACAACCCATCGTCCGACCTGCTCGTTACGCTCGCGTCGAACGGCGTGTCCTACGAGGCGCCGGACGGCAGCCGCGACCAGGTGGCGGGAGACGTCATCTGGACGGGCAGGGTGTCGCCCACGTGGGCCGCATCGACCTGGGAAGGCAGCGAGATGCAGCAGGCCCTGCAGAGGGCCGTGGCGGACGCGCAGGCGGCCATCTCTGCCGCACAGGCCGCCAAGCAGGCTGCCGACGACGCCCTCGCGGGCATGACCGAGGGCGACGAGGGCTACGAGGACGCCGTGCTCGCCGCCGAGACGGCTGAAGCGGCAGTCGCGAACGCGCAGACCGCAGATCGGAAGAGCACAC